TTTTTTTAGTGAAGAAATCGAAAAAGTATTTTTTTAGTAGGATTTTGTAAAAAGTATTTTTTTAGTAGGATTTTGTAAAAAGATATTTTTTTAGTGAAGAAAGCAAGAAAGTATTTTTTTAGTAGGATTTTGTAAAAAGATATTTTTTTAGTTAGTTATTGTAACTCTTACGAAAGTCTTACAAATATGGATGAAAAGCTTTCACCAATAGCGGCTGCAATATACTTGAAAACCAAATACACACAAAATGTAACGGTTGATTCGTGGAAGGCAAACTTTTGCTCTTTTTCCGTGCGCGCGTCTAGTGGTGTGTGGACTCCCTATTTGTGGCTTAAGCAAGTCTCACAGCTAATCATTGATGGTTTTGCTAATCCTGATATTGATATAGTTATTTTGAATGCTCCCCCTCGCAATGGGAAATCATTTACTTTTACAACTTACTTTCCTCTATGGTTAATGGAAAAAGATATAACGCAAAGAATCATGATCGTTACTTACTCCCCAACATTGTCAAAGAAATCAGCGCGAATAATTCGGGATACGTTATCAACAAATGATGAACTAGATACAAACGTTAGCAAAAAGGCAAGTGCCGTTTCGTTTTTTGAAACGGTTGACCGGAATGGCGATGCACATGGCGGACACCTTTTAGCGGTGTCTATTCGTGGCGGAATAACGGGGCTAGGTGGCGATGTAATTATTATCGATGATCCAACAAAGAATAGCACGGAGGCTTTTTCGGAAGCGCATAATCGGGAGTTGCGGGATATTTTTGAAACGTCAATAATGACACGGCGTGAACCTGGGGCAAAGATGCTTTTTTGTGGTACGCGGTGGAATGAAAAAGATTTCACTGCTTATCTTTTAAAGGGTTTTGAGGGCCGATGTTTGCACATTAACTTACCCGCATTAGCGATGGACGATGATATTTTAGGACGAAAAAAAGGGCAAGCATTATGCCCTGAAAGATTTGATGAAAAAGCGCTAGAGAAGATTAGGAATAATTACAAAGACGCAAGGTTTGATGTTTTTTCAGCCATGTATCAACAGCAACCAAAAGCGTTAAGCGGAAATATCATTAAAGATAGCTGGTTAACTAATCACTATTATCAAGAGATTGATTTAAGTAGGTTTGCGCGAATTATTACATCATGGGATTTGACGTTTGGAAATACCGGTGCATCTTTTATGGTCGGCCAAGTCTGGGGGGAATTAGTTATTGCGAGACATGCAATAGATAGATCAAAGGATATCATCCATTATTATTTGATCGAACAAGTTAGGCGAAAGTTAGAATACCCGGATGCAAGAGATTTAACAAGGGCAACGTGCAAGCGATACGAAACGGCATTTATGCACGTTATTGAAAACAAGGCGAACGGAGCCGCGACGATTTCAGAACTAAAAAACGAGATTAAAAACATGCATCCATTTAACCCTGTGGGAAGTAAAGAGGACAGGCTCGACGCGGTTTCGCCGTTGTTCAAGGATGGATGTGTTTTCTTGCCCGATTCAATCATTGCAGAATGGGTACCGGATTATGTCGCCAGGCTATGCTCATTTCCTAGCGTTGATTTTGACGATGAAATTGATACGACTTCACAAGCGCTTTTATTCTTACGCGGTGATGTCAAAAAGAGCAATGCTATCACAATAAATAACCTTGACAGCAACATGCTAGGAAGTGCTACAATGAATAACGATTGGGGAATGTAGGTTATTCTAGCTAAAAGGAATTGATAAAAATGGGCGATATCAGTTATACAGAGTTAGGTGTCACTGGGACTACGGACGGCTTTTCCCTGATAACGAATGAATTTCTTTTTGCGCTAAAAGGCGAAAACGGCAGGCGCAAATATAATGAAATGCGATTAAACGATCCGGTTATTGGATCAATACTTTTTACAATTGATATGTTGATTAGGTCTGTGCGTTGGGATTTGGCCGCACCAAATGAAGAAAAAGAATCGTTCGAGATTAGAGACTTTGTTAATAGTTGTATGCATGACATGCAATATCAATGGACCGATTTTATTAGCGAAGTTTTGGAAATGTTACCGTTCGGTTTTTCGTTCTTTGAAACCGTTTATAAGCAACGGTTAAATAACAAAGAATTTTCATCGAAGTACAGTGATGGAAAAATCGGTTGGAAAAAGTTTGGCATTCGCCCGGCAATAACTTTGGACCGTTGGAAGTTTAATGATTCAGGCGATGTGATTGCATTTATTCAAAACATGCCTAGTGGTGGATTCGTTGAAATCCCGATTGAAAAAGGATTGTTGTTTAGAACGACAATCAAAGGCGGAAATCCAGAAGGCCGGTCAATCTTGCGAAACGCTTATCGACCTTATTATTTTAAGACAAAATTTGAAGAGATTGAAGGGATAGGAATTGAACGGGATTTAGCTGGTTTGCCAGTGGCTGAAATCCGATCTGATTATTTAGCAACGGATGCGCCCGCCGATAAAAAAGCGCTCGTTGTTGCAATCAAAAAGATCCTAATGAATATCAGGTTGAATCATCAGGCTGCGATTGTTTGGCCGATTGAGTTAGACGACAACGGGCATGAAACTCTTAGGTTAAAACTTTTAACTTCCGGCGGTAAAAGAGAGTTTACCCTTGATCCTATTATCAGCAGGCATAACCGTTTAATCGCAATGACATGCCTCGCTGATTTCATTTTATTAGGACATGAAAAAGTTGGTTCTTTTGCATTGTCAAGCGATAAAACCGCCTTATTTGTTAGCGCGTTGGGCGCGTGGTTAGGATCAATTTCCAGCGTTATAGAAAACAATGCTATTCCTAGTTTGCTAAGGTTGAACGGTTATATGGACCCTGGAAATTATCCTAACTTAATTCACTCCGATATTGAATCGCCGAATTTAACCGAATTAGGTACGTTCATTTCTTCGCTGTCTGGACTAGGCATTGACCTAACGGACCTTGAAACTGAAAATAAGTTAAGGTCTATCGCTAATTTGCCGACTATCACGGATGACAAATAATGATAAGCAAGCGAAAATATAACAAAGATAAAACGAGGGTTTTTGATTTGAGCAAGGCAACCGCAGAATCAAGGGCGGTAAATCGTGCTGCTCAAAAATTGGCAACTAGCAACGAGAAAAAGTTAATCGCAACTGTTGAACATTCAATAACATTAGTAAGAAATCAAGTTAGAATAACTCAGTTAACATCTATGATAACAGTTGGGGATGTTGGCAAGGCTACAGAATATGCAATTTCGTTTGTTGGTGAATTTAGCAACGAAATAGAATCGATATCTAAACCGCTTTTAGAAACGTTTATGAGCGCTGGCGAACTTGAAACGGTAAATGTTAATTTATTGTTAGCAAAGCATCGACCAAAAGCCGGTCGAATGATCTTTGACTCAGGCGACACAAAAGCCGCTGAATTTATGAGGAAAAAAACTCTTAAATCTATCAAGCAAATAACCGATGGATCAAGGGCCGCGATCAAAGACATTCTAAAAAAGACCGTGGGAGTTGAGGCTGAATATACTCCGATCAAAGCAGCGCGGTTAATGAGGGAATCGATAGGGCTTAACGAACGTCAAGCAAACGCCCTGGAAAAGTTCAGGGGAAAATTAGTTAAGCAGGAATTATCTGACAAAGTAATCAATAAAAAGGTTGAACGATATTCAACTAAATTAATTAATGCAAGAGCAAAGAACATAGCTCGGACTGAAACTTCGCAAGCCGTTTCTAACGGCCGCAAACAATCATGGGAACAAGCGCAAAAAAAATATGCGCTTGACAATGAAAAAATAGAAAGAATTTGGACAACGGCGAAAGACGAAAACGTTTGTGAAATATGTGAAGAAATGGACGGTAAGAAAATATTCGGAATTGATGCAGTTTGGACCTTGCCAACCGGTGGACAAACAGCCGTAGCCTTTGCACATAATCTTTGCCGTTGTTCTGAAAACGTAGTTTATAAAGGGTGGTAAAATGATAGATGAAAAGCTAGCGTTAATTCACGCTCTACATTCAACATTATTTGATGAATTAAAAAAACAAGAGTTATCTATTGATGATGATGAATTGAGCAATGCCTTGTTTGATGTAATAATCAACTCTAGCCCATCAAAAGAATACGTTTCCGAGATACTGGGTAGGATCAAAGAACTCCCGGCATGGCTGAAAAATGAAATCATAACTACATCAAGAGCAAAGGCTGGTGGAAAGTCAAGCAATCGGAAGCCGGAAAAGTTAACGACGATTGGCAAGATTGCATTAGCTGCGTTATCTGATATTAAGTTAAACGAGTTGACTAAAGCGGAATTGCAAGAAGCGTTTGAATTGGTTGAGCGATCTTACGCCGAAAAACTAATTGACAAGAGCGAAGATTATTCAGACGAAGTAACATTAGCTAAGAAGTTAATTAGTGAAATGGATGTTAAGAAATCGAAGCCAAAAGAAACGAACAATAAAAAGTATTCAATTCTTGCCGCTATTTTAAAGACGACCGCTAGCGGCGAAATTGAAAAAGCATTTATTGAAAAACATAAGGACGCAATTTATGATAACGCTAAATTGTTCCTTGCGGGAAATGCCGGATTCTCGGTTAGCGTTTCGCCGCTAGAAAAAGATGCAGCGGTCCTGTGTGTAAAGAATGATGGAAAGTTTTCAAGCTATCAATTATTTGAGGATAATAAAGTTATTCCGCTATTGGCTAAAATGGCAGGGATAAAAAATAGCTGCATTGTTTTGGACGATAGATTGGATGAAAAAATAATTAATGGTTTAGACGATGAAGATTTGTTTAACTATCTAGCTAAGGGACTCGCAGAATCTAAACCGGACTTAACTTTTGATATCCTCGAAAAAAGTGAAGAGCGACAAATTGTTTACGGCGTTGTTATGGAGCCGGAAGCAACCGACACTCACGGCGAAGTCGCAAGCGCTGATGTGATCGAACAATTAGCGCATGATTATTTGATGAACAGTCAGACGATAAAGTTACAACATATAATCCCAACATCGGGAGCTAAAATCATTGAATCATATATAGCGCCGATGGATCTTAAGATAAATGGCAACGATGTTGTCAAGGGCTCCTGGATTATGGCGATGAAAGTTCTTGACAATGATATATGGGAAAATATAAAAATAGGTAAGTACACGGGGTTTAGCATCCACGGTATTGCAGTAAGGGAGCCAATCAATGGATAAAAAGAAAAGTGATAAGGCGAAAGATAGAATTGTCAAGGGGTTACTTGATGAAATATCACTTGTCAAAAAAGGTGCAAATAGATGGAAATTTTTGTTAACAAAATCAGATGAAGGGATTGAAAAAATGGATAAAGAAAAACTTTCGGCATTGCTTTCTATGGTAGAGAAAGCGGATATCTTAGATGAAGATATGGAAAAACTTATTTCAAAGGCGGATATCAGCGATGAAGCAAAGGGCGCTATTTTAAGCGCTATTAAAATGCTTAAAGCCTATGAAAAAGAGATTCCAGCGGCTGTGATTAAAGGGTTGTCGGATATGTTGGGGGCCGATGAAGAGAAGAAAGAGGAAGTTTCCGAGAAAAAGAAAGAGGAAGCGCCGGAAATTAAAAAAGAATACAAATTAGGTTCCGTCATTAAAGCGGATGGTACGCTTGACACTGATAACGTTCCAAAAGAAATGATTAGCGCCGTAACCGAATTGTATGAACTGCAAAAAGCACAGGCTAAAAAGCAAGCGGATTTTGAGGCGCTAGTAACTGCGCAAAAGATGGAATTGAAAAAAGCAGAGGTTCTTTCTAAGGCCGCAAAGCTTGACAGCGTCCCGGATAATAAGGAACTAGGAAATGCGCTTTTCAATATTGAGCATGGCACCGACGCCGAAAAAGCTAGTGGTATCGCCGTAATTATGAAATCGCTGGATGCAGCGAATGAAATTGTTAAACAAGGCGCGATCTTTAAAGAAGTCGGTTCTAGCCTTGAACAAAATAACAATTCGGCATGGGGTGAAATTTGTAAAAAGGCCGAAGCTTTGATTGAAAAATCAACTGAGGCTTTAGCCGGACCGGAAGCACGTCAATTGGTTATGGACAAAGAGCCGGAACTTTACATTAAATATCTTACCGAACAAAAAGAGCTTAGTAAATAACCTCTATTTTAAATAAGGAGAAAGTTTATGTCTAGTATTAATGATGATGGTCGATTCCTTGCCGGGGTTGACTTGTCGAGCCACCAGTATTGCGCGGTTATCTTGGACGCTAATAATGTTTGGCAGGTCTGCGCAGCCGGAAAAGCAGCCGGCGGGATTTTGCAAAACAAACCGAAGCTAGGCCAGGCCGCAAGTGTTCGGCGGTTTGGTGTTTCGCTCGCAAAAACTGGCGGTACATTTGCCATTCCTGCATCGTTGGTTGTAGGTGCAGGGGGTACGCTGATTGAAACGAGCGGAAACTATGTAAATACACTAGATACTAGCGCGGTGGACCCCGTTCAGGGGGAGTTTGTCGTCGCTACGGCAGATCAAGTGTCCGGCGCGGCGGACACTGTTGTAAACGTATTCATTAATCTCATGGGCGCGATTCCGTTTTAACCTTTAATTGAGTCAAAAAAGATGACTTTATTTTTCGCAATTATCATAAGGAGTTTTGAAAATGAATCCACAACCGGGCGACCTTCACGTTAATAAACCGCTTACCGACGTATGCGTTAGTTACATGCAACAAGATGATCATTTTGCATACTGGAAGCTCTTCCCGCCGGTCAGCGTTCAAAAGCAAAGTGATATCTTTGCCGTATTTCCGAAAGGTGCGTGGTTTCGCAACGATGCTGAATACCGCGCTAATGGCACGGAGTCGGCTGGTGGTCAAGGGTTCGATGTCGATTTGTCGAAGACTTATTATTGTAATATCATTGGTCGCCATTACGATGTTAGTGATAATCAACGAGCTAATTTTGACAATCCGATATTCGACCCCGAAAAAAATGCGACTAAATTTGTTAGCGCAAAACTGATGCTAGCGGCGGAAGCTAGTTTTGCAGCTAAGTTTTTCGCTGCTGCATTGTGGTCAAATAACCCCGTTGGCGGGGTTAGCGGCGGCGGAACTGACTTTGTTTTTTGGAGTGATTATGTTAACTCTGATCCGATTGCAGATGTTGACGTATGGAAAAACGCGATTCTTAATGCAACTGGCAAGGAACCAAACCGCCTTTTGATTGGCAATGATGTTTGGTTGATTCTTAAAAATCATCCCGCCATTCTTGCGCGAATGAGTGTCACCCAACAGCGGACTCTTACTGTGAAACTAGTCGCGGAAATTTTAGAGCTTGACAAGTTGGTTGTTGGCAAGTCAATTTACAACGCGGCTGCAATTGGTGCGACCGATGACATTAAACCGTTCTATACAAAAGACGCTCTTTTGACGTATAGTAACCCGAACGATAAACCGGATATCAATGATCCGAGCGCTGGTTATTCGTTTGTTTGGGCCGGTCGTTTGGGATCAAACAATCAAGGCGCGCGGATTAAAAAGTTCCGCATGGAACATTTGACAGCCGATCGCGTGGAGGGCGAACTATGTATTGATCAAAGAATTGTTGCCTCTGATTTGGGCGTTTTCTTTAACGGCGCTATTGCTCCTTAATGTTACATTTGGAAAGAGGGCGGATTTTTGCCCGCCCTCTTTCCTTCGAGGTTATTTAATATGTCATTTTCTTATGATCCTACTTTATCAAATACCGTTTCTAAAATTAGGTTTCGCATTGGTGATAAATCAGAGCCCGCGTTATTAACCGATGAGGAAATCTTAGCACAATTTGATATGTGTTCATCTAATATCGACGAAACGAGCGCTGTTCTTTGCGAAAACCTAGCGGCTGAGTTTGCAAAAAAGTGCGATCAGTCTGTCGGCAGTGTAAGCATTAACTACTCGCAATTATCCGTTAGATTTTCAGAAATTGCAGCATCGATAAGACGATCAACGCAAAAAAACGCAGTTGGCATCCCATGGTTAGGCGGATCAAGTATTGATGAAATGGAGACCGAAGCGGAAAGAACCGACATCAACCAACCTAATTTTGTTATTAACATGATGAAAGATCAATAATGGCCGTATCGACAAAAGTGGATAGATCAAAACTTAATTGGTTATTGAAACAAATAGCTTTGCTGAAATATGCTCATTGTTTGGTTGGCATTTTTAGTCCTGAAATTGCTGCTTATGCGATCATCAATGAATACGGTACGAAGCCCGGAACGAAACCAAAAATCCCGGAACGCTCCGTTTTTCGCGCAACAATTACAGCGAACAGAAAAAAATATACTAGCGTTCTTAGGGAAGGTGTCGGCAAATTAATTACTCAGGACACGACGGCCGAAAAGATTTTGATTAAGTTAGGCTCGATAGTTGAAACTGATATTAAAAACGCAATGACAGATATTAGAACACCAATGAATGCTGATTCCACAATTGAACGCAAGGGATTTGATAATCCTTGGATCGAAACGGGCGCGGCGAGAAATAGTGTAACAACGAAAGTCTTTACCTAATGTTAAGTTTACTTGATATCAAAATGTTATCGACAATAGTTATTAGGAGCTATGAACCACCAACCACTGTTAAAGGTAGAGTCGTAAAAGGCGACTATGCCGACACTTCGATTAGTGCGGTTGTTCAAACGTCAAGCTATAAACAACTTTTAAATTTGCCCGCTGATTTACAAAAGACAAAAGCAGCGATAACTATTTGGTCCGATGTTGCCCTTAAAGTATCCGATGAAAAAACAAATGATGTTTCAGATGAAATAATTCATAACAAAGAAACATATACAGTTTACTTTACTCGCGACTGGTCGCAACTTGATATTGCTCATTTTGAATCTATCGCAATTAAGAATGGTAAATAATGCAGCCTAGCAGCAAAACAATACAAGACGCGGTTTTTGATTTTATTAAATCCACAACCGGATTAAGTGATTCGAAAATCATATATCAGGATCAATCGACAACCGCACCCAATGAACCTTATGTTACCCTTAAATATATTCAATGGTTGACTAGTATTGGATCGCTTCATAAATTGAATCCTTTAAGATTGTCCGAATCGATGTTATTTAAACGTTGTTTAGATTCTATATTTAGGGTTGACATTCAATTATTCGGGGATGATGCATTTGATTTAGTTAATAAGATAACTATGGCATCCGCTGACGAAAATAAATGTACTGATTTAAGTTCAAAGCAAGTTGAGACTTTGCAAATAACTGATTTAGTTATAGGTCAAGATTACAGCATATCGATTGATGGTGAAGTTATTAGTTATACAGCTATTAGCACAATAGAAGATGTTATTAACAACTTAGTTTCATTAGCAAATAGCGAGACACTTTCTTATGTATCAATAACCGCAACAAAGTTAAGTGCTGATTCTTTTTCGATAAGTAGTAAATTAGGGCAACTTTTTATTTTTGACAAGTCAGAATACATTGATGTATTATCATCAAGCGAGGGTTATTATATTGCAATAAATAATTGCTCTGATATAACTAACTTGACCGGGTTTTTTGAAACGGATGCAACTACTAGGTTAGTATTACAATTAAATTTATCAACAATGATGATTGATACGGTTGATAATGATTCAATAGAAGCGGTTGAAATAACTGGAAATGATAAAACTTTTATTATAAGGAGTTTATAGAATGTCAAAACAAACAGATATTGTTAATGTTGCAATTAGCAGGGATACAAGCACTTTATCTAAAGCGGCATTTGGTTATGGCATGGCGCTAACGGTTACGCATAACTTGAAAGGCCTGCGAATTAAACCATATTCTAATGCCGATGATGTGCTAGATGATTTTGATACTACATCACCAGAATACCTGTCGGCGGTTAAATATTTTTCCCCCAACATTGCACCTGACTTGTTTTATATCGCAACGGTTGCGGTTGATTCCTGGGTTGCAATGGTAACTGACGCTATTGAGGGAAATACTTATGTTCTTGATTTTGCAATAAACAGCGAAACTTTTTCTTATACATATACAGCATTATCAGGTGATACCGTC